CATATTAATCGGACTATTGTATGTCGCTCTAGTTCGTTTATATTCATCTTGATACACATAAATAAAAGCATGTCCGAACACGCTTGACATCTTAGCCAATTCAAACTCTGAGTCTTCCATGTCATTGATTTTACGGAAACTTGAGACAAACTCGTTCACGTTCTCGTCCTCATGTTTGATTTTAACTGGAACACCAATTTGATAGCCTGTAAACGTATCGACAATGTACTTAGCGTAATTAAACACCAATCTATTGTCGGGTTTCCAGCTATCTTTTTTTGCCATTTTCAAAACTTCGTGCTGAGAGAGATACATATCCTCGCTCTCAATGTAGTTTTTAACTAACTTACTCATGTGTAACCTAACTGCCTCGGTTACGACTTCCTCAGTTATTACATCACTTGTTGTTGTTATAACCTTTCTTTTGTTAACAAAAACTTTTGCCAATTTTTAAAAACCTCCTTTAAATAGTTTGATGTTTGATTTATATATTCTGTCTTGCAAAGCGTATCTAATCGCATCGATGCAGTGGTTATAGCTATCTACTGGCTCATTGATGTACTCATTTGTCTTTCTGTCTTTCTTCCAAGTGTAATTTTCAAGTTCTTCAATCAGCTTCACACATCTTTCATCAACGATCCAATCGTACTGTAAGAGATACTGAATACCTTGCATGACTGACCCAGGACCTTTCTGCACATCAACAACCCTAGGAATTCCAAGATTTCGCAATTCCTGATTCGATTTCTTTTCAGCACTATCTGCTCGTATCTGCTCTTTGGCATACCCGAGAGCCTTGATACTTTCAGCAATCTTGTCATTCGTCAATCCTTTTTTTACAAACTCCTCAACAGCGTATAAGCGCTTGTTAGCATCGTCTATCCTTACATGAAGCAAGGCTGATGGGTCATTGATAAAACCGTAGTCAAGACCAAAAAAAGCTGGCAAGTGCGCCAACTCGTCTTTGTTAAGCAATCGTTTTTCATACTTAGGGAATACCAATTTATCAAGTGTCGCAAACTCACCTAAAGCGTAAATCTTGTAGTACGCTTCGTTTCTGTTGGCTAGTTCCTCGATATTCTCTTTAGTTAAGTCGTCCAAGAAACGATTATCTTTATACGTCGTTTGATAAACCACTGTATTCTTAGGACTCTTCACGAAAAAAGCATTATATACCCAGTTTGCTTTGGATACTGGGTTAAACATCAAATAGATTTGTTTTTGTTTATGCACTTTATCCCTTAAACGCAACGTTAGCTGTGTGTAATCATCAAGGGTAAACTCAGACGCTTCTTCCATTACCACGTCGGAAATGCCTTTGATGGACTTAATTTTCTCTGGGTTATCCATCCCTTTGAAAATCAACTCGGCACCGTTCGGTAATTCAATACGAAAGGCACTCATGTTAACCTTGCACAAATTAAGTATTCCAAAATAAGATAATGTTGCTTGCACATCCGCAAACACTGAGTCGCGTACCGTAGAAGCAACCTTACGCAACACTAATATTTTTCGTGGTTTGTTCCATGATTTGAGCGCTTTAAGAATTATCTTTTGAAACACTCCATGACTTTTGCCAGACGAAGCCCCTCCGTAATGCACCTCTGTGAAGGTGTCGTAGTCAAATAGATGTTCGTAGATATGCTTATTAAAAACACGATTAGGACGATCGATGATGATGTTGATTTTCGGATTAGTCTTCGTCGTCATCCCAATCCCCTACTTTGATGTCGATATTCTTTTGAGTGATTTCTTGCCTATCCACGAACAAACCGTAACGCTTGCCAAGGTCAACCGCTGCACTCTTTCTCGTGGACACATTCGGTTTAGCATCCATGACTTTTTGATATCCGTCACCGTCAAGAACCAATAAAGGCTCTGTGATTTCACCACGCATGACTGCCGTTAAAAACTCAAGCACTTCTTGCTGGTCTGCGACACGTTCGGACTTTAGTTTTTCTAGCTGTTCATCTATATAGGCTTTTATGTTAGCTTTTGCAAGCAATCGACTTCCATTCGCTCTTGCGACATCATCGTTCTTAATATTCGGATAAGCCTTTTTATAAGCCTGAGTAGCATTCAAACTGATGATGTACTCATCGGCAAATTTCTGTTGTTTTTCGGTCATCCCATTTTCCATCACCTCATTTCATTGCATACAAAAACCCCTCAAGCTGTAGGACTTGAGAGGAAAAAAATAAAGGATTCTAAACCACGAGAAAAGAATATCTCTTTCCACATCTTTTCACATCATAACTATATCATAGATTCATTAGTACTGTTCGGTACAGAGTCATCTTTTTTAGTACATCTTTCGATTTTTTTAACCGCTTCATCATGAAGAATGAATAGTGTAGTTTTAGAGATTTGTAATTCTTCAGCAATTTCATCCCAATTCTTAGAAGAGATGTATTTCATCCAAATGATGGTTCGTTCTTTAGAATCGTCCAATTGTTCAATTGCTTTAATCAGTTGATATTTCAAATCGATTAAGCTATCAACTCTTTGGTCAATGTACTCACTCAAACTAATCAATTTGACGTAAGCATCGTCTTTAAGGCCTACTTTCGACTCTTGCACATTCACTTCTTTTAGAGAAGGAGATTTTAAGAAAGAATTATTTAAACGATCTAGCTCTTCTATTTTTGTTTTTATTTCCAAATCGATTAAGCGAATTTGCTTCAATTGATGTTTAATTCCCATTTTTCACATCCTCTCTAATCCGTTTCATTAAGATTGCCCCGAATTCTTCTGTATTCGATAAATAATCAAAATACTGACTAAGAAAGAACCGTTCACAATCCGTTTTTACATTCCACGCTTCTCTATGGTGCCTATTTCTAAAATGCTTCTCTTTTAGATTCCAATCAGATTTTACAATTCCTTTGGAAAGCAAGTATCTTAAAGCTGTTTTGTAGTCATCAACGGCTCTTTCAATGATTCCAGCACATATTCCGTAATAACCTCTACTGTCCATTATTCACCTCACAATAGAGCTTCTAAATTATCGATTTGGAACCCTGCCCAAGCTTTATCTGGATTATCAAATTCATCGTCAATCACTACTACAGGAAGTGAGCTATATCCGTAGTGCTTGAGTAATTCAAACGCTCCTGGGTTCGCTTCGATGTCTACCGTTTCGAATTCAATCTTGTTTTGATTCAACCACATCTTCGTCATTTCGCACTGCATACATCTAGGCTTTGAATAAACTGTCAACATCCGTCAAGCCCTCCTCGAATGATATGCCTGCTAAGTGCACAAAATCGAATGTAGCACTTTTCTTTTTATGATTCGATGCACTTACATAGTCAAAACACAGCACTGTAAAGAAGTTCGTGCTAAATCTTACGTTTGATACATTTTCAAATTTAAGAGTGTTACCATTTTTTAAAAATACAATTAATTCCATTTTTACATTCTCCTTTTCTAATTCCTAAAAATATCTTCAATCCATTCGACTGCTTCAGTAATAACATCCCCAATCCAATTAACGATATAGGCGATGATAGGAGCAAAACCGAAGAGTAAGAAAAACAGGATTAAAGATATAAGCACTATTAAAACCATGCTAAATACTGTCATTACAAAACACATCGTTATTCCTCCTCTAAAGGTACACCGTCAATTAACTCTATCGACTCTTCGACCATGTCTTTTATATTCCAAATTATAGATTTACCTTTATATCCAACAATGATGCTCATACCGTCTAGACTTCTACTAATTTCAATTTTTTCACCGTTAAATTGATGAGTCGCTGCTCCAATCTGTTTTCTCATAATTAATAGATTTTTATCTAATATTCTTGGTTTAATCATTTAATAACCCCTTTAAACCGTTATAACTCCTAACAACTCTAAGATGCCTAGAATTAATATTACGATAACCATAATTAAACAAATTATGAACGCTGCAAGTTTACTTTCTTTGCTTATCAATTCCAAAAGTGATACTACAATCAAACTACAAATGATTTTGGTTAAGATTTTCATTTACCTACCCTCACAATCCACAAACAGTTCTTTGATTTCATCACCAAACAATTCAATAGCACGTTCGGCATCTTTTTTATTTTTGAAGTATCCAAAAGTCGAAAATGAATTTACATTATTAGAACATAACTCTCTAAGCCCTTCTCCTTGTTTATAATTAATGTCCCATTTCATTTCGAAATCCTTCCAATCAGGCTCCCACCCGTTATTACACTCATCTCTGAATGCTTTGAATCGTGTAAGCAGTTTTCTGCGTTTTGATTCTAGTTCTGCTGCTTGTTTTGTTTTGAAGATGTTACCTTGACTAAAAAAACTATAATCAGCCTCTATGTC